GTATATCCTAAATATGTAAAACAGGCTTCTTCTTCCCCATATTCACTCCATTCCGGTACCTCATATTTTATTTCTTTCCAATGATGATTGCCGAAAAGGTGTAGTTCTCCCCCATTATCTTGTTTTATTATTTTCCAAGGTTTTTTCATTAATTTAATCTCCTATTCTTATAGTTGGATATTCAATTAAATTTTCCAAAACAGTTATAAACAGATCATTAAAGTAATCAGACAGGAGGAATTTATATTTCCCGTTATAACCTTTCCAATTGATTCGCATGTCATAACCATATGCCAATGAAGGAGTAATAATCAAAACAGGATAAATCCAGTAATCATAATACCCATGTTCATCCATACAATGGTATGGTATTTTAACTTCAATTCTATCCTCATGTGATTTATCAAAATCGAGAGTACATCCTGCATCGAAACCCGATCCATTTGGAAAATGGGAATTTATAATCATTTCAATATGTTCTTCCACCTGATACACATACTTGAAACCTCCTTTTTGATTTAGAAGTCTCAATTGTTTTCCTAAAACTTGATAAATTGGCTCAGTCATTTTATTTTCCTTTCTTTTGTATAAAAGCGAAACCGGCATAGTTATCCTTTTCGCAGATTGGTTTGCATTCCACCAAATATTCTTGTAACCCTGGAATATCTTTTAATTCTCGATCATCATCAACTTCCACAACCAAGGCTGTTTCGTGTTCCTTATAAGAAAGAGTACAACCTTTCATCCCACAACTGGGTCGGGAAGTTTTAGCTTCATATTCCTCAATTGCAGTGCTACCAAGTATTCCCCCATGATTATCGGAAGCATAAACAACAAGTTTTGATGTGATACAAAATGGATGAGGAACTCCAATTGTATCAATTATTTCAAATTTTTCGGTTTTTGGATAATGACTAAAATCGTCCATTTGTCTTCCTTTCCTTTTGTTTGATTTACATATCCCAAACTTCATAGTGAACATAATCGGGAAATGTTTCCACAATTTCGTTATAACTGCCACATCCAAAAACAAATTCCTGTGCTACCATGTTATAAATCTTTCCAGTTTTTAGGTTGGTGATACGGAAACTTCGGAATCGTGATCCTTTTGTTGTAATTTTTTCTACTTTCCAATTTTTGTTACGCTTTCGTGTCATTGGTCTTCCTTTCTTTGTTAAAAAGTTATTGTTTATTATAGTTAAATATAGCATACTACAACTGGAATGTCAAGAGTTATTTTAATCGGCTATTTCAAATTCCTTATCCATAATATTTTGAATTTCAGTACAATATGACATTGGAATACCTTGACGATGTTCCTTATTGTAGATCATTACAGATGTTCCACAGATTTCATCAAATCCAATTCCATACTTTTTAACCATGTGTTTTACCCATGGATGAGGAAGGGCATAATCAATTGTATTCCCTTTAATTTGAATTCCTGATTTAACAATCATTCCTTCTTTGGAAAATCCAATACCGGATTTCTTTCTGCGATCCTCATTCATTTGGTCGAGTTTTTCCCATGTAAATGTTTGTCGTTTTATTTTAAATCTCCTTAATATAATTGGGAATTAATAAGATGTTGATATTTAGCTCTTACCCATCCTGAATTTGATTTCCAGACTTCACCCCATCCTCTACAAATATAACAATGACCTTCCTCTCCGAAATCGGCACCAAATCCTTTACATCGTGGACATTGAACCAATTTGGCATCTTCCAATTTATCTTTATTTTTATTTAAAACTTTTTCCATTAAAATTATACTCCCCTTAGTTGATAGTAATATAGGTTTTTTCCTAGTACCACCTTACCTTATAAGAACAAAATCTCCACGAATGACAATACATTTGGTTCCACGATATTTTCTGGTTGGTTCTCCAGTACTCATGGCAACTTCATAATTTTGCATATCCGGATCTAATTCAATGAAATCGATATTATTGATTGGAATCTTATATTCTTTATCCTCATCAAAGGTTTTTTCATCAAATAATGCTTTCATTTTTTTATCCCCACATAACATATCACGTTGAATGCAGTAATTATCCTGAATTATGAAATCCCCACTATAATGTCCTTTATCGTACCTTCTCATGATGGAATGAACATCCAATTTACAGTTTTCCATAATACCATCAATATTTCTGGTAAGATCAAAAAACAAAACATCTCCTTTTGGATTTTGTACTGCTACAATTTTTTGACCCTCTTTGGAATATTCTCGCAATGTATTCCAATAAAGTATAGTATGTCCATTAAAATCGTTTTCCATATCACCGTTTGTTAGAATTTCACTCATTTTTTACCCTCCCAATTATGTGCGGCTCCAGTTTGTGCTATATTTCGCTTAATTGCTTTATCCACAATTTCTTTATTTGGCACTATATACCATTCCCATATTTCTTTATCTTCACCGCACTTCCATGACCCAGTACAAAAAAGAATTGCATCGACTCCAAAATAATCAGCCGTGAGATTTTCATACTTTTCATCAAAGCTTATTTGTCCATTTTTATCGTATGTTATAATTGCAAAGCATTCATGGATAGGATACCCATTATGTTTCCCGATAATGCATCCAAGACCGGACCATTTGACATTCCCTACGATTTTTCCTTTACCTGTTTTCCAATCGTAATTAAAAACCTTCATGTTATTCCTTTCTTTTTGGTTAAACCCTTCTTTGTTATAGTTAAATATAGCATTATTAAGGGGGAATGTCAAGTCTTTTTTCAATAAACTTTCGTTCCCCGTAGTAAAATTGTATTGACCGTTTTTTAAGAGGGAATTTGATATTTTGCTATAACTTCCTGGTATACTTTTTCCATCCCCGTAATAAACCATTCTTGTTCCCAATCTAAGTATAGCATATCACTTCGGGTTGTATCCTTAAGTAATGTTGAAAGATACCATGTCCATCGTCCACAGGTAGTCTTATCAGCTATAATTTCCAAACTAACTTCTTTCCCGGTTTCTTGAACTAATACAACAGTATAATCCGGTAATCTTTTCTTATCCATATATACTTGGACTTTTGCTTCCAATTTCATTCTTTTAATCTTGTCCATTATTTCTTCTCCTTTGATAAGCTTCCCACCTTTGAATTTCCCTATCATACTTGTCATGCAAGGCTTTCCGTACTTGTGAATCCTGCAAAGTCAAATCTCTTTTTAAAGTTTTGCTCCCTTTTTTGTAATCTCCAAAATTGAATTCCCATTTTCGGCTACCAGTTTGGAGACACAGAATTGTTCTACCTCCTTCTTTCTTAATACCCAGGGGAATAACATCACGATTCCTGCACAGGTTACGAATGTGGATAGTTAAACCCACAAATCCTAACTCTTTCTTTTTCTTTTTTAATTCATATAGCAGCATCAAGTTCTCCTTTTCCATGTTTGATATAGTCTACAGCTTTTTGAGCCAAGGAAGCCGCTGATACCACTATTCCAGAAGTATCTTTAATTTTCTTTTTCCATCCTGCTATATATGCCACCTGATTGTCCAATACTTTTTCAACTCCCAACATGGCACACAGAAAAGCACTTCCTATTTCGGCTATCAATTCCTCTTTTGCATACGGTTCTTTATTCCTATTATAAGCATCATCTTTATTAAATCCCCGATCTAATCTCATCCAATGTCCTGTACTATGTACACATTCATGACATAGTGTTCCAACATATTCTTCCATGCTGATAAATGATTCCTTAGAAGGCATATGAATTATATCTTTTTTGGAAGTGTATGATGGCTGTCCACCCTGTAATGACAGAGTTTTCTCCCTTGCTATATAATCGGTCAACACTCCATAATCAATCTCAGTTCTGTTTTCCAATTTTGAAACCGCCAGGTCAATTTCTTCCTGGGCTTTCTTAGGAATTTTGATATCTTCACATTGTTCCAAATTAAAAACAGCATAGTACCTGAATACTGGAAAACGTTTCATTTCCCCAGTAGTATTCTCTTTCTCCACCGTCTGTGCAAATAATATCTTAGTTCCTTTTTCCCCTTTTATTACATTCCCTTTAAACTTTTTAGCTTGCTTGTAGGTCATCCAATATGGAGAGGAATACCCTTGCATCATTGTGAATAATCGGTTTATCCCATTGTATTCACGACAGGTATCCAAATTTCGAGGAGCTCCCCCATCCGCCGCCCATCCCTTTACCCAGGGACAAACACCTTCTTCCAATTTTTCAATGATTTGTTTTTCCACGATTTCTGCGATTTTAGATTTTGCCATTTTCTTCCTCCAATTCTTTTTAAATCTATCATTCTTCCTACATATCTTTACTATATACTTAATTATAGCACACTAACAAAGGAATGTCAACTCTTTTTCAAAAAAACAAAATGGGAAAAAGAGCATCTATCAGACACCCTTTTTCCCATTTTTCATTCCAGTTTTTCATTCCAGTTTTACTTTTTGGGTTTCGCTTTCCCCTTTTTCCCGGTAGTTTTCCCAGTCCCAGGTTTTGCAGGTTTCAATTCCTGATAAGCTTCCCAAACTTTACCAATGTATCCACTTGATCCACTCTTGGTAATTTTCTTCCCGGCTTTCAATTCCTGAACACCCTTGTATATAACTCCCCGGGATTTTGATGTCCCAACAATAACACCATAAATACAAGATACTTTTCCAATAAAACTTTTCGGGGTGGGAACTTCCCCTGCTATAACAACTGCAATGTCCTTATTTTTGGTTCCCTTGATCAATTCTTTTAATACTGTAGAATACGGCTGATCATTCCTAACTGTGGCTGGTGTATTGGCTGTGGCTGGTGTATTGGCTGTGGTAGTTTCCTCCACCTTTTCCACCGGTTCCTCTTGGTAAACTCCATCAACCATTTCCTGACAAAAAACCCTTACTACCGTAGGGCATTTATCACATTTTTTTAAGGAAAAAGCCTTCTCTGTTCCAAAGGTCTTACACTCTATTTCACAAATATTTTTTGCTTTGCTATAATCCTCTTTTTTTAAGGATACTTCTACCTTCTGAGGAAAGGTTAATTTAACTCCTTTAACACTCCTTTTAACACTCCCGCCTTTACCGCCTTTACCGCTTCCCTTCTTGCTCTTGGTACTTTTTGCTCTTGCCATGATTTAAAACTCCCTATATAGATAGTACTTAAAATTAAACTTCCCTTACTTGAAAATGCACTTTAAGATTTCCCCCTTATTTACCCTTATTTACCCTTATTTCCTCTAGAGGTAGAGGTAGAGGTAGAGGTAGAGGTAGAGGTTCCCAGAGGGGGAAATCTCTCACGTTTTCCCATTTTATTTTGTAGTATATGGGAATCTACTTTTTAACATCCATTATTCATATGTCCCCCTTTCTTTAAAAGTTCCCATCAAATATACTAAATTATAGCATTTTCGGACTGGAATGTCAAGAGTTATTTTGCAATTCCTTTATATAGTCATGAATCAATTGGGAGTGTTTTCTCCAGTTCCAAAGTCAAAAATGGATTTCAAATTCCCTAATTCTTTTGGGAGTGTTTTCTCCATTTTTGACTTAGGAATTGATTTTCATTTCAAGATGCATTCTATTCCCAGGTTTAAACAGGAATATATTTTTTGGGAATAGTCTGCTATATAGGTTTCCTTCATACCGTATTCTTCCAAAATTCGTTTGATGAATCTCCTTTGTTCATCGGGGAAACTTGATAATTGTTTCCAATCTGCGACTTCCTGATTATTTATATAGCAAAAAATGGAATAGATTTCGTTATCTTCCATACTACAAATAAAATCCAATTTGGTATTTCCTTTGTGTACTTCCACTGATGTTAAATTTAGCATTCTTCCTCCTTTGACTTAGGAATGTTTTTATAAGCTTTGATTTCTTCCTTGGTTGCCAGTCGGGTACCGGATTCTTGGGAAATGTAATATTTTCCTTTTATAAGTAAAAGTGCCCAGCCAGTATGCCATCCTGATTTCAACCTTCTTCTTTCATTTGTTGTAACGATCATTCTTCCTCCTTTAACGTTGATTTTCAAGATACCCGATAATTAAGGAATATATTGCAGTTTTTTCGGCATATTCCATAAATGCAACATTATCCAAAGTTAATTCTTCATCATACATGTAACCATAGAGGAAGTTTTCTGTTGCACACTCCCCGTTTGACCCTTTGTTCATATCGTCCTCAATTTTAATATGATCAGGGTGAAGTTCTATGATGAACATTCCAATCTGAATCTTGAAAACGTTTTTCAAATGGTTAAGTTTGGAATGATTGATTTTCACTCCCAACTTTGTAAATTCAGTCTCTTCAAAGTATTCCAATTTGTCAATCATAATTTGTTCCTTTCTTCTTTTGTTTGAGCTTAATTGCCCCTATCATTTATATAGTTAATTATAGCATACTTACTCTGGAATGTCAAGCTTTTTCTTTTTCATTCCCCTTCCACGCTCAAGTTTGGAGTCATTCATCCACACTCAAGTTGGGAGTCTTTTCTCCATTCTGAACTTAGGAACTGGATTTCAAATTCCACGCTCAAGTTGGGAATCATTCTTCCACTTTTTAAAACAAAAAACTTGGGAATCATTCTTCCACTTTTTAAAACAAAAAACTTGGGAATCATTCTTCCATGCTCAAGTTAGGAACCATTTTTCCATTTTTAATTCTGGATATTTCATCCAAACCTCAAAACGCAAAAAAGAGGAATCATCTTTCCATTTTGGACTTGGGAAAGATGATTACTCTTTTTAATTTGCGTATACGGTTACACTCTTATGTTTTATAAATTTAAAAAACAAGCAATTGCAATACTGAACGTGATAAACAATAAACCTGCAATGATTATATCAAATTTCATGATTAAAGCCTTTTTTTGGCTGTTTTAAGCCGGTTTTAGCAATTAAGAAGGGCTATACAGCCATGCCAGCCATGCCAGCCATAAAGCCCCCTTAAAACGCTGTTTTTATTCGTCATAATATGCAATTAAATGTTCAATGATATCAAGAATATCTTCTGGGGTTAAATAACCGGCAAACAAAAGATTCATACCGTTAACATAATTGCGTATCATATTTTGTTTTGGGGCTATAACTTTAAAATATTCTGTAGACATATTAATAATTAAATTTTTTGCTATTTTAGTAGAAATAGAAGATAATTGACATTCTCCAATTTTAACAGCCTTTAAATTTTTTGTTTTTTCATTATAAATTAATTTCATACTTTTTCCTCTATCCCTTTTTGATAAAAACTTTTTTATTCGGCATATACCGGTATTAAATTTAAAACGCTGGTTTCAATTTTTTCAATCGTGTCAAAAGATACGTTTTGAAACAAGGTTTCTAAATCGGCAATCAATTCACTAGATTTAGATTCAAAGTCTATCAAATGGCTTATTTTCACGGTTTTATTCAGTTCTGGGTATAACTCATTTAGATTCATTTTATCACCTTTTTTTTAATTGTGGCAAAATTGCCTTTTTTTACTATTCAAAAAACCATCAAATTTTAATGGCTTTTTAAAACAGTAAAAAACACGCCAGGGCAAACTATCGGCCCTAGCGTGTTTTTTATCGATTCTACAAAGATGCTTTATATGTCAGTCTGGCATATGATTTGAAAGTGCAATCAGCCGTCACGTCAAGGCCATTTTTCAAGCGTGTCATTTCATCGGCTACCTTGCCAGCCTTGCCTGCCCCAGTTAAACCGTTATAACAAGCAACAACCTTACCAATAAAGTTTTTTGTTGATTTTTCACTCATAGCCTTATCAGTACCGGCATAAATACCATTTTCACTCATAAGTCTATCAAGAATATCTACCCTTGCATAACCATCTTTCAACATACCAACAACAACCACAAAACGTTGAAATTTTGTTGATACTTTTTGAGACCTGATAGAAATTTCATTTACTTGACTAACTACTTTCTGATTTTTTGATTCGTCAACGATTGCCTTAGAAATTGACTTTGTGCTGTTTACAAAATGTAATTTTTTCATGTTTTAAAACTCCTTCTTTTTTAATTGTGGCAAAATTGCCTTTATGTAAAATTTGTACTACTTTGTGGTGCTGGGTTTATTGAATTGCATAAAATGCAAATAATGGCATCATGTAATATGATACAGTAAAAATTGCAGTTATAACGATTGCGAAATAAAGTTTTTTCATTTTATCACCTTTTTTTTAATTGTGGCAAAATTGCCTTTTTAGTCAAAATAACTAAAATTAAAAACTCTTGATTTTTTAAAAGTCTTTAATTTTAACAATTTTAACGATTTTGATTTTTTTGAAAAGAGCTACCTTGTTTTAAACAATTTTAAGCACCTTTACTTGACTTTGGTTTTTTTCGCTTATCTGCAACTTTTTGCAGTCTAGTGGCCTGTCAAGATTTTACAAATTGTCAAAAATTTCTTTTACTTTTACCCTTGCCAGTCTTAATGGGTGATCGCCTATGTGATTATTTTATAATGCACAGGCTATGCCAAAGGATCAACAAAATAAAAAATAAATTAAAATTAGTTTAAATATGCAATGATTACAGCATGTTATCATATGAATTAATTTATATAGCTATTATGTAGCTATAGCACTGTATATGAAATATGTGACAAATAACGTATAATGTCACATGATGAATAATGTAATGATATCAATAGCTTATATATACGTAGAGTAGAATATAGTACAATATATGTAATGATCTCAATAACTTACAATTATTGTTAACTACATAACAAAATATGACATTATTTATACAATTATAGGTAAAAAATTACATAAAATAGGTAAAAAAGTATACATAGCCATAGAACGTTCTTATATAGCCATATAACAGCGATTTACTAACTTTGTTATACCCATAGCCATGACTTATAAAACGGTCTTATATAGCCTTAAAACGGCTTTTAAATGGCATATAAGCTGTGTATAGTCATTGCTACCAGGCTATACATGAATTGACCTGATATGTCTATACCATACTAATATACTCTGGATATACCATACTAATATACTCTGGATATACCATACTAATATACTCTGGATATACCATACTAATATACTCTGGATATTATATAGTTATATTTATTTACTGAATGCCATTCAGTAAAATTATGAAAATAGCTTAATTGCATATACAACTAAATAAAAAACCTTATATATGGCTGTATATATAGTTTAATACAGTGATATATAAGTACATGCTTATATTACTATTAGAAAGTCTTGTAACGCTGTTATACGTAATATAGCCCAGGACATGCATGAATAAAGGCTGTCAGCTTGCCATAGTTAAATAAAATATTCTATACAGCCAAATTATTTATTTACTGAATACCATTCATTTTGTCGACTCCTTTTTTTAGGATGAGGGGGGTGGGCCTCCTTTAAGGAATCCAATTTTTAAAATATCACTGTAGCACTGTAGTATTTCCCCTGTAGGGAATCCAATTTTTAAAATATCACTGTAGCACTATAGCACTATAGCACCCTTGCCCCCCGTGTAGCGCCCCCAATAATACTCCTACCCTCCTACCCTATAAATTTTTTTCAAATTAACCCTTGAATGTTATACAATTGTGTTTTATACTCCCAACAAGATCAGGATTGGAAAAATAAAGAAAGAACGGAGAAACTCATAGGAGAAACTCATAGGGGAAATACAGAAATGGTAAGATTAGAAAAGAAACAAAGACAGACGTTGAAAACGAATACTCTCCGGTTCAGTCTTAGAGTATACAGCAATGAATACCCCGAAGGGAAAGTCACATCAATGACCCTCCGTAAAAATATTGTTATCATTTGGATTTTATTTGGTACCCGGAACTTTTCCTTTGAGAAGAAAGCAGGATTACATGATAGAATAGAAGGAATAGTAACCGACTTTATATACGAAACATTGAATGATTGGACGCATGCAGATGGAAAAGGATTATCAGATTTTGTTTCAGATAAAATGTTCAAGGATTTGCTTGTGAAAAAGGATTACAGGAAATATAAGCAATTAATGGAATCTATTTAATGGAATCTATTTAGGAGGTATATTGATATGCCATTAACGAGACAGAAAAAACTCAAGATTAAATATAAAGGAAAACGGAAATTTAAAAAACAGAAATGCACATTTTACATAGATGGGAAAAGATGTGGAAGGAATGCAGTAGGAAAAAGTACCCTGTGTGAAAAGCATGGAGGATTAAAGTATGATCCTTCTTTGGCTTTGAGTCCAGCAGAGACAATGGAAGTAGTAAATGGGACAAAGTTTAAACCCGGTGTTCATCCGATCAAGTATATTGAATTGAGTCGAGAAGGCATGTCACCGGTTGAAATTGCTGCGGAGTTTGAAGTAGGGATACCGACATTGGAAAGATGGGCAGAAACATACCAAGAATTCATGACTGCGTATGAAGTTGGACAGGTATTGCATGAGGCTTGGTATTTAAAGAAAGGTAAAGATGGATTAAGTAAAAGAGGATTCAATACAACTTTATTTAAATTCTTAACGGGGAATAAATTAGGATATTCTGATAAAATTGAGAGCAAGAACTTTAATATGAATCAGAATATCCATGGAGTCTTGGTTGTCCCTGAAAAAGTAACTGAATCAGAATGGGCGGCAAATTTTGATAAAAATTAGTTCTTCCACCAGACGTAAAATGTCAGCAAGTGCATTGAAAAGGAAAAATAAACCAATGCATGATCCAGATATAGTTGCAAAGAAAGTTTGCACCTTCCATGATAATTTTGATGATGCGACTCGGAGAAATTATAGCAATGCCATGAAGAAACGATGGAATGATCCAAAGAGCCGAGCCAAATTGTTAAAAATAATGAAAACTCGGAAAGATAATAATGGGAAAGAAACAATTAAAAAGGCTAATATAATCAGTAGGTTATTACCAAGTAGACGTAAACGATCTTCAAGTAAAGAACGTCAACAAGCCAATTCGAGATTATTACCTAAATTGGGAAAAGAAATCAAGATACGGCATATTGAAGAAGAACGGGAGAATGATCATTGTGGAGTGGTAATAGAATGTTAAAAAAACGTAATGATATTTGGAAACCTTATCCCGGTTCACAGAAAAACTTTCTTTCTTGCCCCATATGGGAATGTTTATTGCATGGTAACAGAGGCGGTGGTAAAACTGATGTTCTCTTAATGGATTATTTACAGGATGTTGGTAAGGGTCTTGGACCCGATTGGAGAGGATTAATGCTCCGTGAGGCCACAACTGAGTTAGAGGATGTCATTGCCAAGACTAAAAAGTGGATTCCTCAGATATTTCCGAGTGCTAAATACAATAATTCTAAAAAAGTGTGGACATTTGAAGCTGGAGAAATCCTAAAATTGAGTTATGCACGTACTTTGGATGATTATTGGCAGTATCATGGTCATGAGTATCCTTGGATAGGGTGGGAAGAATTAACAAATTGGCCTTTTTCTGATCTTTATTTGAAGTTAATGTCCTGTAATAGGTCATCTAATAAAGATGTCCCAAAGAAATATAGATCAACTTGCAACCCATCTGGGCCTGGAAATGGGTGGGTTAAGGAAAGATTTATCGATCATGGACCACCTGGAACGATTTTTACGGATGAACAAGGCCAGAAACGGACACATATTCAGAGTTCTTTGGAAGAAAATAAGGTTTTATTGGATGCTGATCCCACATATCAAGCAAAATTGTTGGCTTTGACAGAAGGAAACAAAATGTTGCGTGATGCTTGGATACTTGGGTCGTGGGATTTGATCATTGGTGGGTTCTTTACAGACGTTTGGGACAAGAAAAAGCAGGTTTTGGAGCCTTTTAAGATTCCTAAATCATGGCGATTATATAGAAGCTTCGATTGGGGTTCATCCAAACCTTGGTCTGTTACTTATGGAGTTGAAGCAAATGGAGAACAACCTGATGGAGAAGGTATTCCGTATATCCCAAGAGGCTCAATGATCATCATAATGGAAATTTATGGATGGACTGGAAAAGTAAATGAAGGGGATCAAGCAACTTCCCAAGAAATAGCTGAAAGAGTTATAGCAGTTGACAAGGCATTATTAACGGAGTATGGTTTAAAGTGCTATGTTGGTCCGGCTGATACCTCAATTTGGGAAGTTCGTGATGGATCATCTATTGCCAATAATTTAGCATTGCATGGGTGTCATTGGACAAGAGCTTATAAAGGTTCCGGTTCACGTGTTGCTGGGTGGGCGTTGATTCGTCAAATGTTGAATGCTACCAAAAAGGGTACTTTAGAGACACCACATTTATATTTTTTTGCAGCGGCTAGGCATCATTTGCGTACTATACCAATGTTGCAAAGGGATGAGAAAAAGCCCGAAGATGTGGATAGCGATAATGAAGATCACTGTGTGGTATATGATACTACTATAATTACAGATAAAGGCGTAAAATTAATTGGTGAATTTATTGATGTAGTAGGAAAAATACTCACTGTTAATGGGGAATTTGTTGATTTTTATAATTGTCGATTAACTCAAAAAAAGGCGAAAATAATTAAAGTTACTTTTTCGGATGGATTTTCTGTTGAATGTACGGAAAACCAAAAATTTTTAACTACAAAAGGATTAATTGAAATTTATTCAGAATTGACTTCACAGATGCTTTCTGATATTTTATGTATCGTAAGCAAACCAAAAGTAAAGGAGAAGTCAAAATGGAAAGAGTTAAAATTATATCAAAAACAATTCAAGAGTTTGATGGAGAGAGGTTTTATCTTTGTGGGGAATATTTTCAACACGCTGGGAAAAGATTACATAAAACAGTTTACACATTCTTTAATGGTGAAATTCCTAAAGGATATGACGTACACCATAAAGAAGCAGATAAATTCAAAAATCAAAATGAAGATTTGGAATTATTGCGCTCAGACCGACACCAATCCATGCATATGGAACAAAATCCCCGTCCATGGTCCAAAAAAGCTCAGGATGCAGCTAAAAAATGGCATAAAGGGTCAGAGGGTAAAAAATGGCATACTAAGCATTATGAAGATACTAAAGAGGCACTTCATCGAAGTTATGTCCGAAAATGTGTCTTTTGTGGAAAAATTCACAATTCTAAAAGAAAAAATGTTAATTCCTTTTGTTCAAACAATTGTAAATCCAGTTATCGAAGAAAATCAGGAATTGATAATGTTGAACGAATCTGTCCAATATGTTCCACAAAATTTACCACCAATAAATACGCTAAAATTAAAACCTGTTCACGTAAATGTGGAACAAAATTATGCAATAAAAATCATATCCGTAGAACTACTACAAAAAAGAAAAGATGTATATTGTTTGACTGTCCCTAAAACACACACTTTTGCATTGGGTAATGGCGTGATTATCTCGAATTGTGGTGATAGTTTAAGATACTTGTTATCCAGAAAAATGATGCAGATGACACGTAGGAAGGTTCGTAATTAAAATTAAGGAGATTCAAAAATGTCAACTATGGTCGCACAAGAAAAAAATGGCAACGGAAGATGACGCTAGAACTTTGGCAAGAGCAGAAGAAATTAGAAACACTCCCGTAAGATTGAAAGGAGCAGTTAAAGAGGCAAAAGTTATGGCAAAGCAATCAGAGAAAGAAGCTCAGTCTATGAAAAAGGTTGCCAGTAAAGCTCCCCCAAAAAAACAAGCCCCACGTAAATCCAAACCAGTTACACGCAGTAATCGAAAAACACCACTTACAAGAGCCACTAAAAAACGTAAATAGGAGAATAAAAATGCCTAATCAGAAAATTAATCCATCAACTGTGGATACGGTTCATCCAGACTATGCGAAAACTAAAGCATCCTGGACACGTATGAGGGATTGTGTTGATGGTGAAGATGTAATCAAAGCGAAAACAACAGATTATTTACCAAGACCGTCCGGTATGACAGGCCAATTTGCAGAGGCATATGATGCCTATTTGGAACGAGCGCATTTTCCATTGGTGTCAGCCTATGCGTTATCCGGTGCGCTTGGCATTGTTATTACCAAATTACCTGAATTTAATGTCCCCAAAGAACTTGAGTATATTTTGAAAACTGCAACCAAGGATGGGTTATCTATATCCCAGTTATTTTTGGATGTTGTAATTGAGATATTTCAAACTGGTCGAGTACCCTTATTGGTTGATGTTCTACCGGATAGACATGAATTTAGATTTGTACAATATAAAGCCGAAGAATTCATTAATTGGAAAACGGCTGTCGTTAAGGATGAAAAGAATTTAATACTTGGTGTTATGAGGGAAACAGTTCCGGCGGTGGATGATATCTTCTCCCATGAGACTGATGATGTCTACAGAGTTTTATCTTTGGATAAAAAGGATAATTATGTATCCCAATTATATGATGGTTCCAAGCTTTTGACTGAATTTACAAAGATGCCAAAATATATGGGTTCGTCAATTAAAGAGATCCCATTATTCCTTGCAGGGTCAATAAACAACAGTTTTGATATGCAACCAATCCCATTAATATCAGTGGCAAATTGCTCAATCCAAATTTATCGAAAAGAGGCTGATCTTGCCAATTCTGAATACTTATCATGTAATCCAACTTTATGTGTTGTTGGGGCAACCATTGATGCTGATCTTCCAAATGTGGTCGGTTCGTCTGTCATGATTGTGTTGCCAAATGAGCAAGCTCGTATCTTTTACACTGAAACCGATACCGCAGCATTGAAACATGTCAAAGACCATATAAAAGACCTCTATGAAGAAGCTATCAGGCATGGTGTTGCTATTCTTGATGCTCGTAAAGGTGTTGAGGCTGCTGAAGCTTTAAGAATTCGTCAATCTACTCAATCAGCCTCTATTTATTCTGTTTATCTTGCTGCAATGAATGCCATGAAAGAGGGCTTAAAATTAATGTGTCGTTGGGCTGGATATAATGAGGAAGATGTAATCCTTGATGCCCCATCATCACTCACACAAGATATTCCTGATTCTTCAATTCTTAAGGAAATTATTGAAGGTTATAATACTGCTGTTATACCACTCAATGTTATCCATAGATATCTTATTGATTCTGGGTTAATTGATCAGAAAGTTGGTTTTGAGGATTATCTTATGTTGCTTGAAGAAAATCAACCAAAGAATCAACCAGAAGGGACAACATCCATAACGGATGATAATGGCGATATAATTACTGAAAAAACATCCTCTGAGAAAAGTATAAAAGTATCAGAGGGTGCCGAAGATCAAGATTAATTTATAACGGGATTCAGGGAATCCCACAACTGGAATCCTGAGGATTCCATAATTAAGGAGAAGTAAAATGCCCGATTTTAGTTTTATTGAGGACAATGATGTTAGAGAGAAGGTTGAGAATGCTCATAAACTTGAGGTGGATGAGTTAACAGTCAATCTTAAAAATGCAAACAAGGTAGCCGTTGAGGATGCCGTATCCGGGTTAAAAACTAAAAATGCCGAAATTTTGGATGAAAAGAAAGCTCTTTCGGAGGCCGCAAAGCTTTTTGAAGGTATTGATCCTGAGGCTGCTAAAGCTGCCTTGGAATTCCATGAGAAAAATAAGGATGCTGAATTTCTTAAAGATGGTACCATTGAGGATTTGATTGAGAAAAAAACGTCTACTCTTAAATCTGATTATGAGGCTGCTATGACCGAATTGAATAGTAAATTTAATGAAGCAACAACCAATGGGACCTTGTATCAAAATTTGTATGAATCTAAAGTTATTGAGGATGGTATCCGAGCCGAAGCAATTAAAGCTGGTATCCGAGCAGAAGCAATTGACGATGTGCTGTTACGTGGTCGTAGTGTGTTTTCTTTGGATGAACATAAACAAATTGAAGCAAGGGATAATGAAGGCAAACTTGCTAAAACAAAAGATGATAAAGTTTTGACAACCAAAAATTGGATTGAAGGATTAAAAGATTCTTCTCCGCATTATTGGCCTAATTCAGAAGGTGCCGGAGCGCATGGCGGTGATCCTGGTAGTCAAAGTGATTATACGGCTAAATTACAGGCTGCTGCTGATGCTGGTAATATGGTGGAGTATAGAAGGTTACGAGCAGCAAAGAAATAAACATAGTTTTTGTATTAAAAATATGGTATAATAAAATTTTAAAAGAGGGATAGGGTAGCTCCTGAAAAATGATATACTCAATCATTTTCCCTCTTTATTTTATGAGTTTTAAATGGAGATTTAAAATGCCTGCAAAATTAACAATTCAAGAATTTATCCAAAAAGCAAATAAGGCACATATTAATTTTTATTCCTATGTAAATTCAATATATTTGGGAATGAATAGCCAAATTAGTGTAATTTGTCCTAAACATGGAGAATTTTTTCAATTAGCTTCAAATCATATTAGTGGTAAAGGTTGCCCTATATGTAAAGGGGAACAAACATCCATTAGATGTAAACATAGTACTTCTAAATTTATTAGGAAAGCTAAAAAGATTCATGGGTATTTATATGATTATTCCAAAGTTAAATACAAATTGGATAGTCAAAAAGTTGTTGTTATTTGTAAAGAGCATGGGGAATTTAAATAAACTCCCCGGACTCATTTAACTGGAAATGGGTGTCCAAGGTGTGCTGGATTTAATCGAACTTCTAACGAATTTATTAAACAAGCCAATAAAATACACAAAGACAAATTTGTTTACGATAAATTTTGTTATACAAAATCTAAAAAACAGTCAATTATAGTTTGTCCCGAACATGGGGAATATTTACAATCTCCAGAAGTGCATTTACGTGGATGTGGTTGCCCTAAATGTGTTGGTAAAATTTCTAAAGAGGAAACAGAAGTAGTTGCTTTTTTACAATCTTTAAATGTTATAGTCGAAACAAACCAACGAAATATTATTACTCCAAAAGAATTAGATATCATATTACCGGATTTTAAAATTGCGATTGAATATAATGGATTGTATTGGCATTCTTCTGCAATTCCTAATTTTGATAAATATCATTTAAAAACAAAGACTGATTTATGCAAAAAAGAAGGATATCGATTAATTCATATTTTTAGTGATGATTGGAAGTTTAAAAACGAAATTATTAAATCAATTTTACGAATGGTGACAAATAAAATTGAATCTAAAATATTTGCCCGAAAATGTTTTTGCATTCAAATTGATAAAAATATAGCAAAAAAATTTTTAATAAAAAACCATATTCAAGGATATGTAATAAGTTCAATCCATTATGGGTTGTTTTATCAAGATGAACTTTTGCAAGTTATGTCTTTTAAAAAGGATAAGGAGTCATTTAATCTTGTTCGATTTGCAACTTGTTTAAATAGTCAAGTAATTGGAGGAGCAAGTAAATTATTTAAACATTTTCAACGGAATGTTGTTTTTCAATCTGTTTATACATTTGCTGATCTATCAATGTTTTCAGGGAAATTATATTCTATACTTGGATTTAAAAAAGTAAAAGAAATTCTAATTGACTATTCTTATATAATTAATGGCAAACGAAAACATAAATTTGGATTTCGTAGAAAAAGATTACAGAAGTTATTTTCTAATTTTGATACTAATAAATCCGAATTAGAAAACACACGAAGTAATTATATTTATAGGATTTATGATTGTGGAAAAATAAAGTACGAATTTTTAAAATAGTTATTGACAAATAGGGATTTCTTTTTTATTATGTCCAGTATATAAGTATTGGGCATTTTTGGGAAATGTCGTTTTGGGCCTTGGGGGCCGTAAAACAATCTAAATGTTTTATCGGCTCCTTTCTTTTTAAGGAGTACGAATATAATTAATTCTTAAAAAGGAGAAATAAAATGGCTAATATTTGGGAACATCCGAGTATAATCGCTGCCGAAGCATTAACACATCTTGAGGATGCTCTTGTGATCGCGCCTCTTTGTGCTAAAGACAAAACAAGTGACTTCACTGACAAAGCAAATGGTTGGAAAGTTGGTGATACGGTTTCTTTTAGGACTCATGGAGAATATGCTGTAGATGAGTTCACTTCAACTATTTCTACACAGGCTATCAGTTCATCCACCCGTCCGATGGAAATCGAAAAACACTATGATATTTCCGTTGAAGTTACTGCTAGAGAGCAGTCTCTTGATCTTGATTCGTTTGTTGATCAGGTTATCCGTCCGGCCACTTATAAACTGGCTGAAAAAGTTGATCTACATATTGGTACCAAACTTCTTGAAGCTGCTGGGGCTTACTATAGCACTGGTCTTTTTGAAACGGCTGCTGATATCGCTCTTGCCAGAAAAGCGGCTACATTACAGCAACTTGCTATGAATCGTTTTTGTTTGGTCGATCTTGATATTGAGGCTGTTCTTTTGGGTCAGACATGGTTTAATCAATCCCAGACTCGTGGTGGAGATGGTGAACTGACCTTAAGAAATGCGGATATGGGTCGTGTAATGGGTATGGATTTTTATGCCAGTATTGCATTCCCTACTGATGCTGCTGAAACCAGAGGTACCGCTTCCACTACTGTTGATAATGCATCCGGAACCAAAAATCTCATCGGTGATAAAATTCTTACTATTGATGATCCCAGTACTTCCACTCTTGTTGCTGGAGATAGGTTGGTAATTGCAGGATGTAAACGTCCACTGATTTCAACTCTGACTGATGCAACTGCTTCCGGTTTAACTGAAATTACCCTTGCTGATCCGATCACTGAAATTATTACTGATGGGGCGGCTGTTACAATTCTTGCTGCTGGTAAAGATACCAATCATCATGGGGTTATTATGGATGATCGTTCCCTGGCTGTTGCATTTCCAATGCTTGATCTTCCAGAAGATCGGGTCGCTGCAACTGCATCCAATAACGGGGTTAGTATTCGTATCGTTAAGGGTTATGATTTGTCTTCCAAGAAAACCACCATGTCTCTTGATTTACTTGTTGGTGCTTTTGCCCTCGATCCAAGACGTATCACTCTTATTGGTGACAAAACAGCCTAATAGGTTTTTTTTAATCTATTAATTTAATAAGTAGCTAAGGAGAGTTGTTATGAAATTTTACAAAGATGGTCGTAGGACAATACAATTTGCCGATAAAGATCAAGTGAAAATTCTTTTGGATGCAGGTTGGAGTCGCACTAAACCAGAAGTAGAACCAGAGGAAGGAAAACAGGTCAAAATTGATGCTGCCGAAGCACAGGAACTTGCTGATAAAGAGGCTCCGGTTCCTACCAAACCGAAAAAAATCCGTAAAATCCTTAAAAAGAAATAAGGAGATTTTAAATGGCTTTAATTGCAACAATAGGAGCCACGGATGCCAATAGTTATGTCTTACAGTCAGAAGCAAATGTGTATTTCCTTGATCGAGCGCATGCTTCTGACTGGGAGGATTTTGAAGAAAAAGATCAAATATTGATAACTTCCTCCCAAATGTTGGATTGGTATATAAATTGGAAAGGGTATCGTGCATCCACGACTCAAAATATGCTTTGGCCCAGAACCGATGTTATTCGTAAAGATGGAACTGAAATTGATGATGGTGTTATTCCAAATGAGGTGAAAGTTGCTGTTTATGAACTTGCTCTTTCTTCTCTTGAGGAAGACAGAACCATTGATGATCCTTTATCCGGCATTGATCAATTACGTGCTGGATCATTAATGATAAAAGCCGGTATGCCGGGATTTGATTCCACGGCAAAAGAGGCTATCCCCGAAAAAGTATATAGAGTTTTGTCTGATTTATATCTTCTTGGTGGGGGTGGTGTCGTTAGGCTTTTGAGGGCTTAATATGGCTAATCTTAAAAACATCTTTATTAAGGGCATAAATACCCTTTTTAACGTGTTTAATGAAGCTGTTCATACCGGCACCTATACGTTGGTGGTTGATAACGGCTTTGATGATATAACAGAAACCTCAATTGATGTGCGTTGTATTTTTGAGAGGTTTACAGAAAAAGATGTTGAATTACTGACATTTTCAAAATTGATCCAACCAACTGATATAAAGGGATTAATCCCTGCCGAAGATATTACTTTAGAAATGAATGTTAAAAGTCATTGTACTTTTGATGGAGTAAAATATACGGTTGAAGGGCAGGAACTTGATCCAATGGGAGTTCTTTACACACTGTTGTTAAGGGATAATTGAAAATGGATTTAAAAAATTTTTTAGCAAAGCTTAGAAAGATGGGGGATCGTATTCGTACATCTTCCCAAAAAGCTTTGTATAAAAATGAATCCTTTGTATTGAGAGAGTTGCGTAAACACTCCCCTAAAGATTCCGGTTATTTTGCATCCCAGTGGAGAGCAAAACGATTACGGTTTGGAGGTTCTAAAACTTTGGCTGGATTGGTTATAACAAATAAAACACCTATATATGGGCAGTTTGTTGAGGGTGGTGCTAAACCAGGCAAAGCTCCATGGTATTTCCCCCATAGAAATAAAAAAGGCCAAATGAGAAAACACAAATACAATACGGGTAAATTAAAACTTGCGGATGGTAGAGTGTGGGCAGGGGGTTTAGACCCTGGACATGACAAAACTGTTGGCGGGGCTGTAAGTAAGGTTATTTCCGATAAAGATTTATTGGATAAATTAACCATTAATCTTTCTGATGAGGTAGTAAAGGCCATGTTATGATTAATCGTGAATTGGGATTAAACGAAATTTATGAACGTATTAAAGATCGTAGGACGGATATTGGAGTATTGACATTTAAACGTACTCCTACATCACCGATTCAAGATTCCGATATGCCTTGTATTTTTATGTTGGAAGGTACTGATAATGTCATACGCCAAACCCAGCGTAACAATACAGGCTACCCAGCACGTAGAGTTTTAGAAGTTATTCTTGAATTAGTTACAACCAAAGATTCGGATATAAAAACAATGTTCCGTAATATGCGGCAATCTGTTTTTGCTGTAATTGGTTCTGATCCAATAATGTATAATGCGCGTATTGTAAATAATGTATCTATATCCGAAAACAGAACTGAGGGTCCGGTTGGATACGGATTACCTGATATTTTAGCAATGCGGTTAGTTTTAGATTTAGTTTATGTCGATGACGGTTTATAATTATAATATTTTAAGGAGGATTTAAAAATGGCTATAGCCCCACATCCAGACAATTACACATTAGGAAAAGGAGTTGTATTCTTTGATCAACTTGTCTCCAGTGTTTATCAGGGAGAACGTGATTTAGGGAATGCCCCGGCTTTTACATTCACTATTGCTCTTGAGAAATTGGATCATTACAGTTCACGTGGTGGTTTACGAGCAAAGGACAAGGAAATTATTTCCCAGATTACCCCGGGACTTACATTTACTCTTGATGAAGTTAACAAAGAAAATATGGCATTGCTTACTTTGGGCGATGCATCCACTGAGACTCAGTTTCTCGGTAATGTTGTCGCAGAAGCAATCACGGCAAATCTTGATATGCGTACTGATCTTGAGTTTAGAGGAGTATCCTCTTGGACTCTTCCGTATGATGGGGGTTCAGTAATTTTTGTATTGGGTGAAACGGTAACTGGTGCCGGTGGAGCTGTAGGTATTGTTGTGTCAATTACCGGCGATTCTACTTCGGGAACTCTTGTACTTGCATTAACCAATGACACTTCTTATGTCGATGATGAAGTTATCACTGGAAGTGGCACGGGAGCTGCCGTTGTTAATTCCCTTACTGGTGGAACTATTTACGCAACAACTCCTGTTGTTCTTGTGCAGGATGATGCTGACACAGTAACCTACGTTGAAGGAACTGATTATAAAATTGATGCTACTTTGAGTGATGAGAAAATTGGTCGTATTAAATTTCTCTCCGGTGGTACTGTAACTGATGGTGAAACTGTTCATGTAACTTATGGATATGCCGCTTTGACTTATACTATGATCAAGGCTTTTGCAAATACACAGGTTATTGGTAGACTCAGATTTGTTTCTGATAATCCTGCCGGTAATCAGCAGGAATTGGAAGTTTGGTCTGTTTCGCTCACTCCTTCCGGTGATACTGCTTTGATTGGGGATGATTGGTCAACAATGGAGTTTGCAGGTGAAATTCTGAAAGATGAGACAAATCATCCACAGAATCCATATATGGCAATACGAATGAATCAAGCATTAACCTAATAACCTAATATTTTAATCTGTACTTGGGGGGTTGACCCAAAGAACTAAACCCTCCAAGTTTTTAAAACGTTCGACAAAAAGAAGGAAAGAAAAATGACGATTCAAAGACAGTCCTTGTCAATTGACCTTGATACTTTATTCCCCGGAGAACCTCTTGATATTGGAGGTACATCTATATTAATACGGCCTTTAAATATTGAACAAATTGCTACACTTTCCAAGAAGCTAAAGGGAGTAGGAGTTATTTTATCCGAACTCGGTGTTACATGGGAAAATTATAATGAACATGCCAATATTTTTAAGTTGGCTGTCACAATTGTGGAGAATTTTACGGATGTATTGGAAGAAGCCGCAAATGTGGATTCTGCTGATTTAAAGGCATTACCCCTTGAGGCCATTGTAAAGATTCTTGACAAAGTTCTGGAAGTTAATTTAAAATCAAAAGAGGAATTGGAAAAAAACTTCAAGAGCTTGACCGGGAAATTTCTTCAAAAAGAGGTGCCAGTGAGGAAGAAGAAAACTCAGAAATAACGTTTGCAATACAAACTTTGGTTGCAAATGGACATTCGTGGTTGAGCATTAAAAAGTATACATTATCCGAAATAGGTATTTTTTATAAAACAGTTATCTTAATGGAACGAGAAAGTAAAGCTGAAAATATATCAAATTTATGGATGGGAAATAATTTAGCTTATGAAGGACTAAAAGACGTTTTAAAAAACTTTGGGATCAAACCGCAAAAGAAGGTTGAGCCATCAGTTGCAGAAGTCAACAAAGATTGGAGCAAATTAGCAAACTTTATGTCGGGAAGGAAATAAAATGCCAGAGACAAAACAAACTGTTGAGATAGCTTTTAAAGTTGTCGGTATCGATCTCAAAAAGATAGATGAATTAACACAAGCCTTTAATGGTATAAAAACGGCTGTTAATCAAACTACTACAGCACTTAATAAATTCCAAAAATCCTTGGCTAAAATTAAAACGCCTCCAAGTTTTGCAAGATTGGCAACAGCTTTGGAACGTCTGCAAAATATAAAGGCTGTAAATTTAAGTGAAGTTGCCGATAGTTTATCCAAAATCAGCAAAATAAGTGCCCCAAAATCCCTTACGTCTACAGTTACCTCCCTTGCTAAATTAAGTGAGATTAAGGTGCCTAATATACTTCAAGTCGCTCAAGGGCTTGAATTGCTCATGAAGACTAAATTTAGTGGGTTTAATCTAAAAATAACATCTGTCACAAATGCATTAAAACACTTTAATAAAATTTCTGTGCCTAATATACTTCAAGTCGCTAAAGGACTTGAATTGCTCATGAAGACTAAACTTAGTGGGTTTAATCTAAAAATAACGTCTATTGTTTTATCTTTGGAACGGTTAAAAGGCATTACATTACCTAATGTAAAACAGATGGCTACTGGTTTAAAAGGTCTGGTTGATTTGGATATTAAAGCTTTATCCAAAAAGATTCTGGAATTAAATACGTCTTTATCCCAATTAAGTAAACGGGGGTCATTAAAATCCTTCACTACGTTTGCTAAGGATTTACGGGCTATTCAAGGAGTTTTAGGTCGAGCCGGGATATCTGCAAAGAAAGCTGCTGATGCATTTGGACAGGTTGGTAATGCAGCTCATAAATCCGGTTTACAACTACGTACTTTTAGTGATAAAGTCCGAACTGTTTTGGAATTTCGTTCAATTTCCGAAGCATTGTTGCAAGTCAAAGCTGCCGTTATTGGAGCTACCCAATCCATAATTGAATACGATCAGGCATTAAAAGATTTACAAGCCATAACTGGAGCAACGGATAATGAAGTTGCTCAAATGGGTGTTACGATTTTAGATGTTGCATCCAAAACAAAGTTTTCTGCTGCCGAAGTTGCCGAGGGTATGCGTGTTATTGGACAATCTGGTTTTAGTGCAAGTGAAGCTATCCAAACTATGCAAGCCGTTTCGGATCTTGCTACCGGTACATTATCTTCCATGGCAACAACCGTTGATCTTGTTACGACTGCTATGAGAGTTTTTGATATTGATGCTTCTCGATCCACTGAGGTTGTGGATGTTTTTGCAAATGCCGTAAATAAATCCAAATTAACAATTGATAAATTACGTACAGCAATGAATTTTGTTGGTCCAATTGCAAAAGAATCTGGGGTATCATTTCAAGAATTATCGGCTGCGATGGGAACATTAGCGAATTCAGGTATAAGGGCAAGTACGATTGGTACCGGTTTACGTAGGGTTTTTGCAGAATTAGTTGATCCATCCAAAAAATTAAAAGCTGCTGCCGATGCAGTAGGAGTTTCATTACGAGATTTAAGTCCTGAAAGCAATGATTTAGGTAGTGTCCTTGATAATTTACGTTTAGTTATAAAAGATACAGGCACTGCATTCGATTTATTTGGTAAACGTGGGGCTGCTTCCCTTTTGGCTTTAACATCCTCTTCAAGCCAATTTGATAATATGTTGGATTTAGTTTCACGTAGTGGTACTGCTGCTGCCCAAGCTGCAAAACAAATGGAAGGTCTTGGGATTTCTTTTAAGAATTTAAAGGATAAGTTAGGCGTTTTGGCAATCGCTCTTGGTAAGGGTGGCATTGCAACCGCATTTAAACTTGTTGTGGACGCTGCTCGTTTTGTGGTGGATTCATTTATTCTTTTAGCTGGTACTCCAATTGGTGGTTTAGTTACGTCTATTGGAGTTTTGGTTGCTGCTATTGCAGCACTGAGTACCGTATTTGTAGCTTTTGAAATTATTGCCGGAACGGCTGTATTTGTGTCATTGCAAGCAGCTTTTACTTCATTGATTGCAGTGGTTATAAAAGCCACTGCTACTTTTAATGGTTTTTTATTATCACTTGGTCCAATTGGTGCTGCTTTAGCCTTAATTGGGGTTATAATGTATACAGTTAGTTCTTCCATGCAACAATCGGCTGGAGATTTATTAGTTTTGGCATCGGAATTTAAGAATCTTTCAAAACAAGTAACGGATTACTATGTCAGTATTGTTGGATTATCAGAAGGGTCCAAACAACTTGAAACTAAAACAATGTCATTGAGGGAGCAGTTACTAAAAGTTGCCAAGGGGTATGGTGAAGCTGCGGAACAAGCTGCTAAAGTAGTCTCATCGATTTCTCCATTAACCAAATCCATTACTGATAACGGAAAAGCTTTAAAGGAATATCAACAGTTATTACAAAAATTGGAATTTGATAAATTATCCAAAGCTGCTAAATTAGCAAATCAATCTTTTACGGATTCTATGACTAAATATGCGTCCGGAATTAGGATTTTAAAGGAGTCATTTCAGGAAGTTGTTATTTTATTTGATCGTGGGTTTGGTGCTGCCGATGTGTTCCATAGACAGGCTGTTGATGCAACAGAATTAGTTAAGAAATTAAGAGGAGTAGATACAGATGATGTTGCACGTTTAATAATAGAGAGGCATTTTATAAGGGACATAAGGGGAAATTTAAGAAAATTTGCACAGCAACAGTTTAGGTGTGTAGCGTGTAATGAGAAATTTAGAAGGCCCCCGATGATTGGGAAATGCACAAAATGTGGGGGGAAGATTATATTTACAATATCTGAAGGTTCTATAAAAAAA